AACATGGCAGTACCACATAACAAGTATTCAATGCAGACAATTATTCGTTACGATGGACGATTGGTTGATGTGTTAGATCGTATCAGAGCAATAAGTTTAGTATTAATGGTTCATATTGAACAAGATCTTGGGACTGATAAAGAATTAATCACAATCAAAGTAATGACACCACATCCGGCTCGCCAAACTTACCTAGCACTCAGAAAAGCGTGTTTAGGCAAGATTGAAACATTGAAGGACATGACACTTCAAGAATCTACGCTTACAAAATTATTTTAATTTTAACAAGGTTATTTATGTCTATAACAAACAAGGATAAAACTCCACCAAAAACTGATATTAAATTTTCAGTAACGTTATCAGAAGAACAAAAACAAGCAAAATCAAAAATCATAGAAACACCTTTTAATTTTTTATTAGGTAAAGCTGGATCTGGAAAAACATTGCTAGCAGTTCAAATTGCTTTGGATATGTATTTCAAGAGACGAATTGATAAAATTATAATGACTCGACCAACGGTATCAAATGAAGATAATGGATTTCTTCCTGGATCATTGCAAGAAAAAATGGATCCATGGTTAGTTCCAATTCGTAGCAATATGCGTAAGGTTTATAACAAACCAGAGATACTAGATAAAATGGAAAAAGAAGAAAATATTGAATTGGTTTCTTTAGCACATTTCCGCGGACGCACTTTTGATAATGCAATTTGTATTGTAGATGAATTTCAAAATCTAACAAAACAACAATTACAAATGGTAGTATCTAGATTAGGTAAAGATAGTATCATGATACTTACGGGAGATCGTTATCAAATAGATTTAAAATTTTCAAATGATTCAGCGGTTCATGAAGTTCCAAAATTAACAAAATCACAATATGTTAATGAAATCATTTTAACAGATAACCATCGACATGAATCATTAAATGAAATTTTAAAACTTCTAAATGAAACGTATTGATATTTATATTTAAAAAAGGAATATAATGGATTACAGTGTAAATAAACCGATATGGCCAGGAAGTTCATCATTTACCACCGGCTCTACACCGTTTGGTTTTTTTGACACCGATTCAACTTTCCAAAACCACGCTGATCGATTTGCAAAGGCTGCTGCACAACATTTAGGATATCCAATAATGGATGTTGAAATGCAATCAGTTAACTTTTATACTGCATTTGAAGCGGCCGCTATTGAATATTCAAATCAAGTAAATCAAGTTAATATTGTTAATAATTTGATGAATACATTAGGTGTTCAAACTGCATCTGCATTCTTGAGCGGTAAAAGTTTCACCGGAGCATTGGTTGGTAACTCATTTGGCTATATTACAAAACTTTCAAAAGCATATGGTACTGAAGCTGACAGTGGCGGAACACTTCGTTGGCATTCTGCGTCAATTGATATGGTGCCTGGACAACAAACATATAGTTTACGGGCCGCTGTATCTGCATCAATGGGAATTAACATAACAACATCTTCGATCGAAGTCAAACGTGTTCTTCATAATCCGCCTCCAGCTATTGTTAGATATTTTGATCCATTCGTAGGAACAGGCTTAGGGTCTCAACAGTTGATGGATTCATTTAATTTTGGCGGATTTTCACCATCAGTATCATTCATGATGATGCCAATTAATGCTGACTTGTTCCGTTTGCAATCTATTGAATTCAATGATCAAATACGCAAATCGCATTATTCATTTGAAATTCATGGAGATGATATCAAGATATGGCCAGTACCGACTTCCGGCACAGGTTCATCATCCTCAACACCATTTTTTAATCATATATACATAGATTTTATATTTGATGATGAGAAAACTAATGATGCAGTTTTATTCGGCAATACAGCACTTTTAAACAATGTTATATCGGACGCATCAAATATACCATATACATATCAAACCTACAGGAATATTAATGATATGGGGCGTGCGTGGATTATTAAATACGGTATTGCTTTAACAAAAGAAATGTTAGGATATATTCGCAATAAATATTCAAGTGTGCCTATTCCGAACGGAGAAGTAACATTAAACGGTTCAGAATTAGTATCACAAGGTCAATCTGAAAAAACAGAATTAATAGCACAACTTCGAGAATTTTTAGAAAAATTAACAAAAGAACAAATGATGACACGGCAAAATGCAGAGGCAACCCAGATGCATGAAATGCTAGGAAAAGTTCCATTAAAAATTTATATTGGTTAGGAGATAACAACATGGCAATTTTTGGTGGAATACGAGATGCAAGATTTTTAGCAGCAGTTAATGCAGAATTAATCAATGCAATTATAGATACAGAAATTGAATTTTTCAAATTGATTGTTGCAAACAGCAATTCAAATATATATGGAGAATCACAATCAAAATCATATTACGATTCCATATTGATTCCATGTCTCATTACAAAAGAAACTAAAAATGCCGTGATGGATGATTTTGGTCATACCTATAATCGAACGGCACAATTTGCTATATCGCGAGATATATTAGAACGAGCAGATTTTTATCCTGAGGTTGGAGACATTATCTTTTGGGATAATGAATACTATGAATTAGACAATGTTGATGCAAATCAATACTTTGCTGGTAAAAATCCTGACACGTGGCCGAATGGAGATCAATTCGGATATAGTGTATCAGTAGTATGTGATTCACACGCAACACGTCAGACGGCGGCACAAATTAATAATTTAAGACGTGGCGGAAATAATAATTCCAATGCATATGAAGGACATTGATGCCTAGATTTAATAGAGAAGATATAGATCGCAAAACAAATAAACCCAATCCGATTACTACGGAAGGGTTAACTCCTGATCTTATATTGAATCGTGCAGAACAAACTCGACGTGATGATGATATGATTCGCACAGCTAAACGCAGTGTATATGATATTGATTATGCAATTAAGTGGTACATTGAAAATGAAATACAACCACAAATAACGGCAGACAAACAATTGTTATCTGTTCCTGTAATTTTTGCAAATGGTGAAAAATGGGACAATGTCCGACGTTTAGGATATATGCGTGATGAAAAAGGCATGCTTCAATCACCCATGATCATGTTGAAACGCAATTCAGTTACTGAAGATAGTAATCACAAAGGTATTGATGTTAATCGTGCAGTTGCAGGAAATTCTTTTGTATACAAATCAAAATACAATGAACGCAATCGATATGAAGATGAATTGTTTCCGATACCAAAGAATCAGCCACAACCATCAGATAAAATTTATGTAGTTGATATTCCTCGTTATGTTACAATGGAATATGATTTAATGATTTGGTGTGACTTTACTCCGCAATTAAATGATCTAATTGATCAACTAATAACATATAATCGTTTTTCTTGGGGGAATGAAGGCAATAAATTTCTAACAATAATGGGTTCAGTATCATTTGAAACTGTAAACACAGTTGCTGAAGATCGTTTAGTTAGAGCAACAATTCCTTTGACAATTCAAGCAACATTGCTAGCAGAACAAGAAACACGCATAAGTACCATTAAAAAAGCATATTCCATTAAAAAAGTTACATTTGTAAATGTAGTTGATATCGACGGAGATTTATTTGGATCAACCGCAGTATCATCCAAAGTATTACAAGCACAAAGTTTTGTTGCAAGTGGAGGTAGTTTAGTTGTATCAAGCGGCGGACAATCAACTTCTATCAATGTAGCTACGATGGGATATTTAACAAATTTAACTGAAAAACTTGCTACATATTCATCAGCAACAACAGTTACTGTAACAGGGTTTGCTGCAATCAATCCGGTTAATTTAGCAGTAGCAACCGTAAATGAATTTGATATATACATTAATGGACAGTATGTCGACAAACTATGTTATACGTGGACACCTAGTGACATAACAAATCAAACAATTACGTTTAACACTGCAACATTGGGATACACGATTGTAGCCGCAGATATAATTGTAGTGAAAGGTAGGTGGGCATAATGGGAAGACAATTTAAACCCGGGCAGTTAGAAACCGGATCATTATTCAATATATCTTCTAGCTTTGCACTAACAGCATCGTATCTAAACAATTATATTCCACCATTTCCGTTTACGGGA